AGTGGTTGTCGTGGTCTAGTAGTTGTTTGCGTATTGCTTTGAAGGTGGAGTGGTTGCGTGCTTTGGTGTTGTGTGCGGTCATGGTGGTTTCCTTTGTGTTGTTTATCTAGCGCCCTTGGGCTTTGCCCTGTGGTTGCTTTCGTGTGTGTGAGCAGTGTTGTGGTTTGTGCCAGCCCCCACTTTGAGCAAGCAGCTCTGGCAGGTGGTGTGTTTAGGACGGTCAGCCATTCGCGTTTATGAAGTTCGTACTCTGCACAGTGGCTCATCCCCACTGCCATTCAGGTAAGTCATCACAAGTATTGGGGCGCACTGCTCTACCCACGTTCCCGTGTGAACACCAACAGAGTGCAATCCCCTATGTGGCCTTGGTCGTATTCAGTTGTAGTCATATGTTTAGTCTTTGCGTACGCCTTGAAGGATGGCAATTCCGATGGATATTAGCAGGGCGTACCAAGCCAGTATCAGCATTGGGAAAGCCTTTGGGCTATGAAGGTAATGTCTGATGGACGCCAAAGGTAGCACTCGGCGTGGGGGTGAAGCGTTCTTAACCAGGCAAGTTGTTGGTCGCTGGGTTTTCCTTTGTCAGTTTTTAGCTCGGCAAATATCAAACCCTTCTGTTCATGGCAGAGGACGAGGTCGGGAAATCCTGCTGAGCCTCCAGTCATTATGTTGCCACGGGGTGTCCGCATTGGAGCCTGGTGATGTGTCAGCCAACCAAATTGGAACGCCAATGCTTTGACCTGAGCAAGGAATTGAGCTTCGCTCATGGCAATCATTTGTCACGGCCTAATAGGTAGCCACACCAGAACACTGCGGAAAGCATAATTACGAGGCTGAATAGGTCTAACACTTAGAATGGTTCCTCAGGTGTGTCGTACTGTGGAGTTGGCACTTCACCATTCTTCAAAGCGTCAATCGCTTTTGAAACTTCAAACTTTGTCATAGTGCCAATGTTTGTAGGAGGCAATCGGCCTGCCTTTTTTAATTCGGCTTTATACAACCACAGTTGCTTTTCTGATGGCAAATTTGATGGCTGAGTAATCGTCGTGTCACCCCTGACAACTTTTTCCATCTCTTCACGGCTCGGTTTCTTTGTCCAGTCAGCTCCCAAATATCCTGCAGCTGCTAATGCTCGGCCTTGCGACGACGTACAGCAGTTCTCAATTCTGCTAGTGGCATTCACCCCACGGTCAGAAAGATGCTCTTCTGCGTAGTCAACAGTCGTAGCTTGAGCATCGCTTTTGTCCAGCCACAATGTGGTTTTGATAACACAGCGTTTTCCATCATCAAACACAAGTTCCGAATGAATGGCACCATTTGGATGGTCTATCCAGAATTGTTTGATTCGTTCGCTAACGGGGGTGTATTCATCAAGATTAAACGCCACGAGCGTGTTCCTTTTCTAAGCGGTCTAGTTCAGCACTAAGCCTGACAACAGCCTTTTTAAGGAACTCAACCTCTTGTTCTTTTGCGTAAAGCAAATCAGCAACGTCATCGTTGTGTGTGTACTCACTCATCAGCGTCAACCATTTTGACCGAACTGATGTAACTGATTCCTTTGGATGGCCCACTCGTGTTGAACGATGGATGCCATGAATCTCTCACCTTTTCAGCCAATGTTGGCAATGTGTGAAGAACGCCCACAGCTTCAAGAACCAGGCTTGATTCTTTGAAGCGTAGTTCTAATGCCAGGTTGTGGCTCAGATTGGTTAGTTTGGCAATTAGTTCGCCTGTACTTGTTTCCATTTGTTTTTCCTTTGTTATTTTCCTGAGGTTGCTCGCCAGTGACCAAGGCCACCATTCTTGTACAAATAGCCACCGACTTTGACATTGCATTCAGCATTGAGCAAAGCTTTGACTACATCTTGTTTCTTACAGACAGCGCGTGTCACAGTAGCCCATGAGCCTTGAATCTGGAGCAGGCCCACGTCTGGGCGTCCTGTGGACTTGCGGACGACTGACAGGCTGCGCTCATTGCAGCGACTTTCGCGATAAGCAATTTTGCTCATTACGGGAACGACTTTGGCAGGGAAATGCCGAGCCAGTAGCGGTTCCCATTTAGGGCATGAATTAGATGCTGCACTTGCGTGAGCTGGGATGGACAGGACGGTGAGAAGGGCTAGTGCCATGATGCGTTTCAGGTTCTCTCTACTTCGATAGGCGGTGACCAACTCAGGTAGGGAGCCAAGCGATGTGCGACTGTAATCCTGATATGTTCACCTGTTTTCAAATCCGTGAAGATTTGAACGAGTGTCAACTTGTCTTTAGACACTAACGGAAGATATCCCCATGTGGGAATCATGGTCGGTTCGCCATCATTTTGAGCCATAGCCAGCATGACACCCATCCCATAATGAAACTGTATATAAACTGTGTATCGGTCATGCCCAGCCCCTAACCATGTCAAGACCTGACTGTGTGATGGCGCACACAATGCCCTGAGAGCCTGTTGAGAGCGTCCTACGGATGCCTAAATCATGGATGAGTCCTGCAGTGCGCAAGTCTGAGCATCGCTTCCAGTAGCCCTTTATTTCGTGGCCTTGGGCTGATGCTCGAAAAGCTGCTTCCTCATCTGTGAGGCCAAGGATGGCGTCTGCGTAGATGGCGAGAAGGATGGCGCGATGGGTGCCAACTTTCATGGGTGAGATTTGGCGTGATGTTTCAGGGTCTGTGCTCCTGAACAACGGTAAATCGAAGATGATTTTCGGCATGATGTGTTTCCTTTGGTTAAAGCCCTTTGAGTGGCTAAATGTGACTATACACAATTGGCGATAGCAGTGGTGGATATCCCAATGGAAACAAAGATACCCACCACCTAGCCCCAGCTCGCTCAAACAAGCCAGGAGTTCTTATTTCAACGCTCGAAAGACTTTTTCAAAGTTCTCTGGAGTTTGATTTGCCAGTTCAATATGAAACCAATTCGGTGAGCCTTGATAGGAACCAGCGTTGTCGTCAGCTGTGTAAATCTTGACTCCTGCTTTGCCTTCGCCACGAGAACAGCGATATCCAGCGCCATATTCACCATAGGCGTACCAGTGCATTTCACATAATCCAAGAGCTTTTGAATTGGCAAGAAACCAGTCCCAAATAATTCGCGCTTGTGCTTCGTCTTTGTATTTCAAATCAGCTGCATAACCAGTGGCGTGAACGCTGAGGCTTGCCCCTGAACGCATCGGGCGATTCACATAGGTGCCTAGCGAAATCAGCCCCCAACGTGCTTTGCATAGTTCAACGAGCTTGGCTGTGACAGGCTGTGTGCGCTTGCCATCCCACGAGGGGTAATAAGGGTAAGGACGGACGCTCATGGTGTTGGTGGGTCCTTAGGGCGGTCCTTCAAACCATTTCCTGCTAATACCCCCAAGAGTCCGCCTGTCAACGTGGCAAGCATTGGCGACAATACAGACCAGGCTGCATCGTCATTTGGGCTGACCTCTAAAGGTTGTGTTACAAATAGCAGGCCATAAAGCAATGCCAAGATTGAAGCAAGAAAGGCAATAGTTAATCCGATTGCTACAACGAAAATGAGTCGTGCTTTGATTTCTTCGTTGCTGTGTCTGTTGTCGGGTTTCATGCGCATTTGCCTCCTGTGCCATAGGCAGGTGCCGTTGTCGTTGAGATTGTTTCTGTAACACCTCGAAGGGCTTTGTTCTTTGTTGGTGGGCAGTTGAGGCGTTCACGGTCTGCGCAAGCGGTAAGCGATGCGCAAATGACCAATAGAATTAGGCTTTTTCTCATGCCTTGCGGTATCCGTAGCAGGTGACGGTGCCTGTTGAAAGTGTACCTGTGCCGATTTTAAGGGTGCAGGCTGTGTAACTTGTGGCGTCTGCTTGATACCCACCGACTAAATACGCCCATGTTGCGCTGTATGACGCGGTTCTGTATTGAGTCGCAGCAGCTTTAAAAGGGTTGGTGATTTCTATTGAACCACTGAGGACATCTGTTGCACTTCCTGATGTCGCAATTACCCATGCCGTTGCACTTGATGAAGCAATAGGTTGCAATGTACTCGATACATAACGGTTATATAGGCCTGCGTACTGGTAATTAGTAACGCTTGAACCTAAAGAAAGAGTTAAATCTACGGTATTTGTATTAACTACAAGGCCGTTATAGACCAAAAGGTAACTGTCATAGGTGCTATTGAAAGCACCAGTCAAAGTAACGGTTTGTGCGCCCGATGCTGTGGTGGAAGCAACATAAACCAGTCCTGAGTTGATGTTGTCATTTACATACGCCGAAGTGAGAATCTGCCCTGGAACTGTTGGTGTACTTATTGTCATGTTGTGTCTCCTTTAGAAACTTAGAAGGTTATTGTCGAGCGTTCCGAAGATTGCATCGTCAAGGGTGAGGTATTGGTTGCCGTCTGTACTCTCAAAAGTGTACGAAATGACGTGATTGCCAGGTGTGATTGTATGGTTCACGCCCGAAACAATCAAGGTTTGACTGTCGCTTGATGGTGTGCCCGTCACAAAGTTTTTGACCACTGTGCAGATGCTGGTGAGGTCAAGACTGAGGGCAATGTTTTGCTGGGCCGTGGTCATTGCTGACAGTTGGCTTTGTAGCCCGTTGAACCGCAAAATGGGGTTTTGGTATCGCCCTAAAAGGTAGGACCCAAGGCCAGCGACTTCTGTTGTGGTGCTGTTGAGGAGGCTTAAAAGGCTGTAAGTCTGGGCCTGATATTGGGCGATAGAGGTGGCGTTGCTAGTTGTTTGAACTGCGCCTGCAGGTGACTGAGTACTGATTATGTTATAAAGCAGCTCATCACCGTACTGGTTGATAAGACTGTTAAAAGGTAATCCTGTGCCATCGCCATTAAATGTGGCTCCTGATACTGGGTTGAGAACGCTGGACCTTCCCTTGAAGGTGAGGGTTCCGTTTGCGCTCATGAACAGATAGCCCTGTTCTGACGTGTTGATTTGCTGAAGATAATTGAGACAGTTGGTGTCTTGTTCAATTGCAAAGGCACCAAGCGTAGATGAACCAGCATCGATAGAACGTGCTCCTTGGTAACTGATTTCGGCGTAGTTAAGGACGGTGTCAATTCGTGCGCCAGTTTTTTCAACCGATGGCGTAACGGCATTAATTTGCTGATTGGAAAGAACCGTAAAGTTGTCCGCGCATTGAACGGTGGCTGTGTCGTTAAAGCCCAAGTCGTAGTTGATGTCCCAGTCTGTGACCAGACCTGTGTAGATAGGGATGCCGTTGGCAAGAATCTGGACAGGCAAGCGCGGAACAACCCCTGTTTGCTGCGTGGCTCCACCAATCCAATATGGTGATGACTGGTTTAACGGGTCAAATGTTCGCGTCTTGTTCCAGAGGTTTATTTGCGCGGTGCCACAGTTGAACTCGTCAAGTTGACGTGAACGACCACGAGTGATGGAAACCGATTGGACAAATTCTGTGACATCAGCAAATTGAATACCACCCAAAGTTCCACGACCTGCAGTATCAAGAACACCGTAAAAAGCGTCATTGAGTTGGAATGGTTGACCGAACCCGACAGTGGTTTGGAAACCAATTAGGACTTGAAGCTGTGGTTGGGTCATACCGACACAAAAACCTGTCCTGATAGGCGTTCGGCGGATTTGATGGCTTCGATGATGTCGCGCCCGACTTGGGCAGGGTTTGAAACCAGGCCAGCGTTGACTGTGATTTGATAGTTTTTTGCTTGGTCAAGAGCTGTCTGGCCTGCAGCTACATTCCCACCAAAGAAAGCACCCCCTGCAGCAAGTCCAAGATTTGCAGCTGTTGATGACAACCCTGCCAGGTTTGAAACAAAGTCTCCTAAATTCATTCCTTCAACATTGTCAATAATGTCTTGCGTGACTTGACGACCAGCAACTGGACCAAGGTTAAGAAGTTGGGCCAGTCCGTCTTTACTGAGGCCACTTTGGACAAGACGTTGAAGGTTTGCTGCAAAAACTTTGGCATCTGTGATTTGCTTTTGAAACGCTTTGGCGTATGTGTTTTCTTTTTGAGCAGTTTGCGCTGTAGTGACGTTTGTTTCTGAGATGGCTAACGCGTCGTTTGCTTCTTTAAGCTTGAGTTTTGCCTCGGTAACGTCGTTGGTTGCTTCAAGGATTTTGTCAGGGTCGTCGCCTCCTTGTGTTTTGATTAAATTTTTCATTGCATCATCAACATCTTTGGTGGCTTTTGCTACATCACCGTAAGCATCTTTGCGGTCTTTTAATGCATCAGCCACACTTTTAGCTGCATCATCTTGAGTCTTTATTGCATCGGTCAGCGAAACCATGCCAGTAATGGAGTCAGCAGTAGTATCTGCAAAATTTTGAAGTTGGTCTTTAGCGTCTTGAAGGCTAGAAGCAACAGTGTCAACAGCTGTAACTACTCGTTCGCGCAAAGTATCAGCATAATCTTTTGCTTCTTTTTTTGCTTTTTTCTTTGACTCTGCAAGCTCGTCATTTTTTTTCTTTAGTGCATTGGTTTCAGTGCTGGTCAATTTAAGTGAATCTGCGTATTTTTCAGAAAGCAGTTTGTCCATGTCACGGAACTGTGCAGCTGTATAAGTAACAGCAACTGTTGCTTTATCTGAATCGCCAGCAATCAAATTCAGCAAACCTGCCGTTGCTTCAAGTCCCTTAATTAACTGGCCTGCTGGACTAACGTGTTTAAACAGAAAACCAAAGGCATCGACAAGCTTGTTTGTTTCTTTAGAAGAATCTTCGGTTGCAACAGTCAAGACTTTGCCAAAAATTGTTGCCAAATCTTCTGCTACTGGCAAAAGTTTTCCGCCCATCTCGGCAGACAAATCTTCTAGTTGTGCATTAAGTGTTTTGGTTTGGTTAGCCAAACCGTCTGAGGTTTTTAAATAGTCACCTTGGGCGTCGTTGGTTTTTTCCCAAATGAGTTTTTGAACACCAAGAATCTTCTGTTGTGCTGTTAATGCGCCAGAGCCGTCATAAAGGTTATCTTTCAAAAGCGTTGCTTTGATGGCTGCATCGTCAATTACGACGTTGTATTTTCTTATTGGTTCCATTTCTCCACGGAACGCAGCACCGATAGCAAAAACAGCATCTTCGGGTTTGGTGTTAAAGAACGAACCCATGTCTGTTGCAAGGTTGGTGAACTTTTTTGAAAAGTCAACAACGTCTGTGCCTGACATTCCAGCAGTCTTGCCAAACATGGCAAAACTAGTGGCAGCATCAATGGCGTCCTTTTTGGATTGGCCCATGTTTTTGGCTGCACTATCAGCCCATGTTTCAATATCTTTAGCGGAGTTCCCAAAAATGACTTTGTTTTTGCTAATGGTTTCTTGAAGGTCAGAAGCGTCAGTAACAGCAGTTTGAATCAGTTTTGAAAGTACGCCAGTAGCAACGCCCATAGTGGCATAGGAGCCAACTAAAGATTTCAGGGAACCTTGTGCGCCTTTGACGCCTGCGTTGTTGTAGGTCGTGACAATTGGGAGTGTTACTGCAGCCATTTGATTACTTCATTTCTCTGTTCACGCGCAAGATTACATCCTGAACGATGCCGTGAACGGTTGCTGTCAAATGAGGAAGGTGTTCTTCGCCTCCAGGCCACATATACCGAGATGGCCCTTTGCGTCCTTTGCGTTCACCAGCTCTGTGGGGAACATCTTCTTGTTGCAAGTTTTCAACAAAACGATTGCCAGGCTTGCCAAGATTGCGTGAACCTGCCACGTCGTAGATAGCGCCAGCTGGGTTTGCCTGGATAATGCTGAACATTGAATAAGCTTTGTTGCCCATTTTGGCTTTCCGTTTTGGTCCACCAAGTTTGAAGCGAATGCCTCGAAGGATGAGCTGTTTGTTCCATTCAGTGGCTCCGCCTCTGCCAGCAACTAGCTCGCCACGTCCAATGCCTGACTTGCCACCAGACGAGTTGAATGGTGTCAGGTCCGAGTCAATGAACCTCAAATAATCCTTAATGGATTTAATGGTTGGGGCTGCTTCCTTACGGATTTGGCGGTTCATTTCCTTTACATAATCAGGTTCAAGTTTTTTCAATCGCCTAAGCGTTTGGTCAAGGCCCTGAATCTTCATATCTGATGGAATGTTTGCCATTACTTTTTTTGTCTGTCTTGAAGGGCTTGGCTAAGGGTGCTAATAAGTGTAATCGGCATCTCTTTGAGGTCTTGCCAGGGAATTCCAGAAAGAATTAATCCTGCGATGACTCCGTGGATGCCGTCTCGCCAAAAGGGATGCGCTCCACGCGGTACGACACGCCTTTGACTTCTGATTTAAACTTTTCAATGTTGGTGACGTGGCCTATCTGTTTCATGGACAAGTAACTAAGTGTTACTAGGTATTCCATAGACAAGTTTTCGTCAACAGCTTTAATGATTGAAACGGTGTGGAGCTTCTCAAATTCTAAGAGGCTTGCTACCGATAGGGCGATTTCATGTTCGCTCCCATCGACCAGCACAGTGGCGATGTGGAGTTCAAACATTAGGCGATTGGTGCAGTGTAAAGGCCACCAGCAAACGAGATGCTACCGACAGTGGCTAGGTCGCCCACAGCGCCTGTCACGGGTCGATATTCATTCATTAGGCAATTCGTAATCGTGAAGTTCGGATTCGTCGCGCCTACTGCTGCTGATGTTGGTTTGACAACAACGGTGGTTTGAACACCAACAAGTGCAGTCAAAGTTGCGTGAACTTTTGACGTTGCGAAGTCTTGGTTAAACGAAATTGTCACCATATTGTTTTGGATGCCACCAATAAACTGGTGTCCGTTGACTGAGGTGCTTGACATCACGGTTGCTTCAACGCTATCGACCGCTTGAACTAGCTCTACGTTTGTAACGTAACTTGTTAAATCAATTGAGTTAACCGTAACGGATGTGTCTTTAAGTACGAAAATAGCCATGACTATTCGGCCTCTGCTTTCTTGGTTGTTTTGGTTGGTTCGATATGGCCCGCATTAACGAGAGCCTCAATCGAAGAGCCTTGTAGCTCTTCATCGGTGATTGTGTCGCCAAGCGATTTGCCTGCAACAAGTTCTGATGTCACTTTGTAAGTAGCCATGTGTTCCTTATGGGTATGCCACCCACGGCACCGTGACGGTGTACGCAGGTAGTTCTTGATTGCCTACAGAATAAACCGTAGGTGTTGCGTCTGTTGCTGAGGTTGCATCAATAACGATGTCCATAGTGTCCAGAAGCGCGATGAGTGCGTCAAGGTTGCCAGGTGGTGGCATTAAGACGTTGACAGGAAAAGAAAGCGACAATTGGTTTGTGGTGGAACGAGTCACTTGTGGTGGGTCAATGATTACCGAAAGTGGGCGTGCATTGCGAGAGTCTGAAACAACAACAATGCCAGCATTTTCGAGCGTTGAAACCAGCCGAAGCCGAGCATCATTTGTGCGTCCCATTATGCGACCTGCGCTCTGTTACATCCCCAAAGCCTAAGAATGTCGCCCATAGCAACAGGGTTGTTGCCAGAAGCTAGTGATTCGTAAGATTGGAATGAATCTCCGCCTGCTGAACCTCGTGAACGATAAAGTTGTGCAGCCATCATTGTTGTGCCAAGTTTGACGTCGGCACTTGGTGCCGTAGCAAGCACATCAGAAAAATATCCTGCAGCGCGCCTTCTACGGAACGCAAGCGCGTTGGCTGCATCTGTGCATACAGTTACGAAAGCAGTGTCATTGGCCGAAGCTGGCGATACGCCCAAGAATGACAAGACTGACGCATTGTCGGTCCAAGTGCAAACACTGGTGTATGTGATTGTTGCAGTGTTAGGAGCTGTGTCGCGTTGAACGTCACTGCCAGCGTCGAAATAGATGACTTGGTTTTCGCGGAAAACATTCCAGTCAAATTCGAAGTCACCCTCTGGGCCTACGCCTGTGAATTCGTAAGGCTCGGTGGAGATAACTGTGAAGTTGCCGTCCATGCCATCGCCCACATTCGCGACTGTTATCGCCTGCCCCATGAGAATCTCATTTGGAAGGAAGGTCTGCAAAACGACAACACCATCAAGGCGTTCGCGAAATGCAATCGATAAAACAGTCACGGCAGTGAATCCACTAGTTCGTCTTTATCAGACGAATGCAGCCTTGATGCTGAGTGTTGGGTCAATGAGCTTGGATGCCCAGTACCCTCTAAACGCAATTTGGCGCGAGAGCTGGGAGGGCATCTCCACACTTATGGCCCCACGTGCATTTTCATACGACTCAAGGGCACGAGGGTCAAGGATTGTCATACCTGCAGAAGTCAAGTTGCGGTCAACCACAACGCGAAGCCCGAACGCAAATGCGCCCATGGTGCTAGCTGCATTGAGTGAACCGAAAGCGTTCATTGGGCCAACCTGTGGGAACAACGGACGGTCTGCAGTGTCGCTGAGTGAACCCATCAATTTCCAGACGTTGGGTGACACAGCCAAGATTGACGGAAGGTTTCCGTTTGAACCATTGAGGATGTCTGCAGCTGCGGTGTACATCCACTCAACCCAATATGCAGGGTCTGCGATAGATGCGTTTGCAAAGTTGTTGCTGTTGGTTGTACCAGTCTGCAACTCTGAACAAGCAAGAAGGTCTGTACGGTCCGCATAAACGCGAGCCATGTCATCTAACAAAGCGCCGAGAACTTCTGGCTGTGACCAGTCAAGTGAAGCCTCTGAAATTTCAACGTAGCCACCTTGAATTGTCTTGGTGATTTGTACATCATCAATTTCAAATGCTGATGCAGTGATGGTTGTGTTTTGTACGGCTGTGCCAATGCTGGAATGGACAGAAACCACAGGGCGAATAAAAACGGCACCACCTTGAGGCATCTGGCGAAGCGTTGTGGCATCGACCAGAGGCCTAGAGCCTACAAACGAGTTGAAAATTGGCTGGACAATTGGGGTCGGGATGACTCCAGGAATGTCTGGCGTTGTGACATCTGGTGCAGCTGCACGAATGTTTTCGTTCAACTGTGCGAAGTCGTGACCACCACGAATAAATGATGCGATGTATTCAGAAGCTGACGGAAGTTTGAACTCGCGCTTTGGTCCTGCATAAATAACTTGGGTAGGGACAGCAGCCTCAACTGTGTCTGGGGTTTCTTGTGTTGCCACTTCTGGTTCCTCCTCGGAATCTGTTGGGGTGGGGTCTTGGGTTTCTGGGGCTTCGGCTGCAACTGCAACTTTGGCACCCTCGAAGGCACCGAATGGAAGCAGTGAAAGCTCCGTCCAGTTACCTGCTTTAACGACCATTGTGCTTCCTTCGAAGTTGTAGTCGGTTGGCTCTACGCCAACGGACACTGAATCGTAAAACTGGCCTGGGCCAGCTTGAAGCAATGTCTCATTAGCAAGATTGGTGTCATAGAGCGATGCTGAAAACAGCATTGCGTCTGGTGTCGATACGCGCTCACTAACCATGCCAAGTGGCTTGGTCATGTCGTGTCCAAGAATAAATTTTGGATTTGGGCCGTCTGTTGGTAGCGAGCCAGGAAGGAATTTTACGCGCTGGCCTCCTGAGACAACAGCCTCCACATTCCAAGGAATAGCAACGCCTTCGACAACGCGACGTGGCGTACCATCTGGGTCTGAAGCATTGATGCTAAACAGTTGGGCTTGGAGTTCTATTTTCAAGAGTTGCTCATTTCTGATGTGTCTGGGCTGGACATTGTTGAACTGTCATCACCCTCTGAGATGTATTCCGAAGTGTCAAGACGTACTTCGCGCCCACGCGGTAGAGCATAGGCACTGAGCGTCTCACCGATGCAGTCAATCACAGGTTTCGCTGCAAACTGGTAAAGGTCCTGACGAGATTGTTGTGCATTGCTGTAGGTCATGCCAGTAACTGGTGCGCCAACAAGATATTGCGGAATGTTGCAAAGGTTTGCAAGTTCAGTCATCTGGTGAGTACGAGCTTCAACTAGCTGCAACTTTGACGGGTCGCTTGAAAACTCGTGCCAGGTAACTGACGAGTTGAGTGCGCCAATGGCGTTGCGACGACGAGCTTGTGACCATGCTGAACACAATTCGCCAAGTTCTTCACTGCTCATTGGTTCAGAACCATTTGTTTGCTGGAGATAGCCAGCTGTGATTTCGTTAGATGCAAAGCGCATTGCTGCAGTGTCTAGACGGTTTGAAATTTCAATTGCTCTGGCACCCATTGAAAGCATTCCCTGAACTGGCGACAGGAATTGAATGATGTCGTTGGCGATAAGTGGCTGGCCTTGAAATGTCAATTGGTTTGACTTGCCGTACCACAACGGCCCTGGCATGTCGTCAGTCTGCACGTCTGCAGCTGGTAACCACTGGAAAGAAAGTGGAAGGCCAGTGGCTTGGCTTCTGGAGGTAATCGCCCAAAATGCCCTGCCGTGAAAGAGGAGGTCATCAGCCGTCCAAGCAAGGATGAACTGTCGTGTCACACTTGGGTCGGGCCGTGACATCCAACTTTCACCAGGCAAATGTATTTCTTCGTACTCTTCGCCCATCCATTGGTTTGTGTACTGCTGGAATGGCAATGAGGAGACAAGCG